GCGCTGGTTTGTAACGTACTCAGACGCGCCGAGGATGGCCGAGCGTGACGCGCAGGCGATATGGGATTGGTACGCCGCCGGTGGCGTGGCCACGGCCGCAGGATGGCTCTATCAGCGGGACGTGTCACGGTTCAACCCAGGCGCTGCGCCGCCGCTGACTGAAGCGAAAATGATTATGGTCGAGCAAGGGCGCTCTACCGCTGAATCGTACCTAGTCGATATGATGCGCGCGCGCTTGGGTGAGTTCTCGACAGGGGTGGTGGCGAGCCCGTTCTACGCGCTCTGCGAGCGTATTGTGCATGGCGCGCCGTCAGGGGTGAAGATACCGCAGGCGGCGCTCTTACATGCGCTCAAAGAGGCGGGATGGGTCGACATGGGGCGCTTGAAGTCGCGCGAATATGACGCGAAAAAGCACATATTCTGCGCGCCTGAGCTCGCCGACACGCCCAAATCAGAGCTCAGGCGCATGGTCGAACAGGTGCCGGTTCCGGCTGCCGTTCGCTTAGTCAAGTAAAGAAAAAGCCCGCCGAAAGGCGGGCCGAAGGGTGAAACGCGCGGGAGAATGGCGCGCGCTATAAACCTAGCACGATTGCAAGCGCGGCCGCAAGTAGTAAACCTAAAAGCGCAAACATCAGCGGCCCTCCGACAGGTAATCGACCGCTTCGCTTTCTAAGCGCTTGATCGTCGATTCGCTCAGATAGTCCGCGATATCGGCGTAGTGCTCGGCGACATGCGCGTGCACTAGCCATGCGGTAGCCGGTAGCCCGACCGAAGGGTCTGCGGGCTCGAAATCGACCCAAATAGACCACCAGGTATCATCCAGTAGCACGTCGACACGCTCGAGATAGTGCGGATAGGGGCGGCCGCTAGTACCGGCCGCTGCAGTGGTGTTAGTCTTCATTGAAAACCTCACAAAGTGGAATTGTCGGGTCATACTGAGCGGCCGTTTCAGCGCTGGCGCCGGTGTATTGAACCGGCTGCAGAAAATTGAGCACGTCGAATCGCCGAATATATTCGGCCGTTGATACCGATTCGGTCCAAAGCGGAAATTTCCGGATATCTTTTGGCCGCTTCGGTTTATACGGTTTGCGGGCCGCTTTGGCTAATTCGATAGGGTCCCGATCAAATTTCACTTTATAGGTAGTGCCATCAATAATTAATGTTTGCATAATTCGACCTCCATTAGATAAGTGTTCAGCAACTGCAGCGCATGCTCGGCGCTTGCCAGACCTTCATCGGGCTCGCCCATGTTATAAAGCGCGGCCGATAGGGCCGCTTGCGCGCGCCAGAGTAATGCTTCATTGGTGCCATTAAGCGCGGCCGTTTCCTGAGCGCCGATGAGCGCATCTTTTAATTTACCCATGTTTAAGCCCTTATCTGAAAAACGTGTGAGCCGGTCGAAATTACAATCTCGCCAATGTCTAGCATCCATTTGAAATTATCTCGAACCCATTTGTCCGATATATCGTCAATCGACGAATATTCGGCGCTGTATCCATCCGTTCGTGTGGCACTGGTATTGCAATCGGAGCGAATCCATTCGCCGGTGTAGTGATAAACGAATTTCATTGTTTTCATCATGCGGCCCTTTTCATCATAATAACTTTGTTCATTTTCTTGCCATGCGCAGGATAGGCAATCACCTTGACCTTTTTGTCATAACAGGCGCGGCATGGGCCGCAAGCGCCGCCATTGTCATACGCGCCGCAGAGTTTAGTGCCGCGCTTTGCATCGGCCGGTGTCGGAACAATCACGCTGCCATGCAAGCCTTTTGTGTATTCGCCAGTGATTGAATCGCTGGAAAAGCGCACGCAGACATTTTTCAGCGCTTGCATTTCCGACAATACTTGACGGAACTTCGGGAACTTGTACATGCGTGTCGGTAGCCAATGGCGGACCCATGGCGTGCGCTTCATTACTTCGAAAATTTTCTCGGCGAGCGCCAGCGTGTACATGTCACCCGAATCAAACCAGCGGAAATGCGTATCTTTTGACAATTCGGCCACCATGTCATCGCACCATGCCATGCGCTGCCAATCTTTTTTATTGTGCGCGCGCGGCGCTTTGACATTGGCAAAGCGGTAATTGCCGGTGGTGGCATAGCATCCTGCGCAGGCGTCGACAAGCACGCCTGGCGCCGCGATCGAGCCAGGACACGTATCAAGCGCCTCGAGAGACCAGCTGCGCACGCCATCAAGCTTAGAAGTTACTGAAATTTTCATGGTCGGATCCCTTATTACAAGTTTTTAGAATGACATTAACACGAAAAGAAATGCCCACAGATACAGAAAAGCGAGCGCGCCTAATAGAATCTCAAGAATTGTTTGTTTCATGCGCAGCCCCTGTTATTAACGGTTTCCGCTACAAAATCGAGCGATTCATACGCTGACTGCGATTCGTGGCCTTCGGCCCAAACGATGCGCGAATGTCCGTCACGAATCGTTGCGCCAGTGCCATAAAACGTAATCAAAACCGCGGCCGCTTCGATTTCCTTACAGGCGGCCTGATAAACCCCTGCAGAATCGTAAATTTTGAATTGTGGCGTTGATGCCATGTTTTTCCCCTAATGATGGCCCGCTTGCGCGGGCCGGTTTGATTAAGCCGGCTGATAACGGCCGGCATCATATTCGGCCAATACTGCGCGGCCGATACTGGCGTTATTGGCATCGTTTCCGAAAACCTTAACGCGGCCAGATATACCGCGCGCTGCGTCGATAAAAAATGCATCAGCGCTAATAAATGCTGCGTCGAATGCATCGCAAGTTATTTCCGGAAAAGTAATTTCGAGCACTTGCGGCGCGCCATAATCGCGGCCGGTTTCGTATCTAATTGTCTGCATTTTTTCACCCTTTGCCTAAAATTTAATCACTTAATCTGTAAAACAATGTACTACGGAGCATCAAAATATCACGAATCCAGAAAATGTACAACAATCTTTTGCACTAATTTTCGTTGTTATTTGTGGACTACGTGGACAATTTTGTGGACAACGAAAACGGCCGCGATTGTCCACGTGGGATGCGAGGCACAGTGCGGCTTTTAGCTATTTGTGGACAATGTGGACAATAAAATCTGTTGAACTATAGGAACTTAAAAATGTTATCATACTGCTAATAGATTGTACGGCCACGTGTGCGCTCTCGCACGCGCAGCGATTTAAAACGGCCTCCACGATTGTCCACATTGTCCACATAGCATTTTGGCAACATTTTGCCCGGTCAAAAGTTATCCACAGATTTGATTCTTTTTTGCTAACCTTTTCCTGGTCACATGGCCACGCAATTAGCCGCATGAAAAAGGCAATTGGCAATTGCCTACTCTGGCGGGAAAAAATAACCTTTCAAAAAATATGTTTTCGTGGAACACTAGCCCGCTATGTTTCACACCTGGCTAATAGCTGACACCTATTTGACATAATGCGTTAGTTTTTTGGCAACTAGCTCGAGGCAGGGGGGTGGGGGCCCGCGGCCGGACGGTCACGTCCACGGAGGTTCCGCACAAAATTTTTTATTTTTTTAAAAAATCCATTACCATGCCGCCATGGGCATACATTCGTTACCGCTGACAGTTCGTAAACTTGAGGCCACGGAGTCGCGCCTACAGGCCATCTACGACGCAGCTAAGCTCGGACTGAAGGGCGACACACTGGCGTTAGCTGCAGGCATGTTGCCGCAGGAGTACCGGCACCTCTGCGAGATGGATCCGGTGGCGACGATGGCTGAGCAGAAGGGACGCGCTGACGGCGAGTTGGAGGCGTCTGCGCTGCTGCACGACGCCGCCCGTAATGGTGACGCCAAGGCGGCGTTAGCGATCCTGCAGCACGCCCACGGTTGGACGGCGCGGCAGGAGATCAGCGTCGACGTCACGAACAAGATCAGTATCACCCAAGCGCTGCAACAGGCGCAGTCCCGCGTCATCGACGGGCTGATCACGGAACAGAAGCCCGACCGACTACCTACCAAGATGACACATGGCGCAACAGCCGATCTATGACGCCGAGGGCGAGCAGTTACTGATGACCCGGCTGTGGGCGCCACAGCTCGCAGATGATCCCGAGGCGTTCGTGCTGTTCGCCTTCCCGTGGGGGCAGCCCAACACACCGCTCGCTAAGTTCAAAGGCCCGCGTACCTGGCAGCGCAAGATACTGCGCAGGATCGCCACGCACATCAAGACGAACAAGGGGCAGCTCGACATGGACGCCCTGCGCACGGCGGTTGCGTCCGGGCGAGGCATCGGTAAGTCAGCCTTAGTGTCATGGCTCGTGCTGTGGATGCTGTCGACCCGCATCGGGTCTAGTGTGATCGTGTCAGCCAACAGTGAAGCGCAGCTCCGCTCGGTCACTTGGGGTGAGTTGACTAAGTGGCAAGCGATGATCATCAACAGCCACTGGTGGGAAATCAGCGCAACGAAGCTGATCCCGGCGAAATGGCTGACTGAGCTGGTTGAGCGTGACCTGAAGAAAGGTACGCGCTACTGGGCAGCCGAGGGTAAGCTGTGGTCGGAAGAGAATCCGGACAGCTACGCCGGTGTTCACAACCACGACGGCATGATGCTGATCTTCGACGAAGCCTCGGGTATCCCGGACGCCATTTGGTCGGTCGGTGCGGGCTTCTTTACGGAACCGATCCTAGACCGGTATTGGTTCGCGTTCAGTAACCCCCGGCGTAATCAAGGCTACTTCTACGAGTGTTTCCACGCCAAGCGCAACTTCTGGCACACGGAAAACATCGACTCCCGAACGGTCGAGGACACGGACAAGCAAATTTATGAGCAGATCATTGCGGAATATGGCGAGGATTCGCCACAGGCTCGGGTTGAAGTCTACGGTGAATTCCCTTCGGCTGGCGAAGATCAGTTTATTGGTGCGTCTGCTGTCGACGATGCCGCCAGTCGGCCACGTTACAAGGACGCGACGGCGCCAATTGTTATCGGCGTTGACCCAGCTCGAGGCGGCGCGGACGCAACGGTGATCGTGGTCAGGCAAGGTCGCGACTTAATCGCGATCAAGCGGTACCACGGCGAGGATACGATGACAACAGTCGGTCGGGTGATCGACGCCATCGAAGAGTACCGGCCAGCGCTGACGGTGATCGACGAGGGCGGTCTGGGCTACGGCATACTTGACAGGTTGAAGGAACAGCGATACAAGGTTCGCGGAGTGAACTTCGGATGGAAGTCCAGCAAACCGGTCATGTGGGGCAACAAACGCGCCGAAATGTGGGGGCTGATGAAGGACTGGCTACGAACGGCCAGCATCCCGAACGATCGGCAACTGAAGGCGGACTTGACTGGCCCGATGAAGAAGCCTGACTCGTCGGGGACGATCTATCTGGAAGGCAAGAAAGAGATGAAGTCGCGCGGTCTGGCCTCACCAGACGCGGCGGATGCACTAGCGGTGACGTTCGCGTTCCCGGTAGCCAGCCGCGAGTCAGGGGCAGAACGTGCAACACGACGCAGCGACGGCTACATGCCGCGCGTAGCAGCCGCAACCGGTTGGATGGGAGCCTGACATGGCAACGAAAAAAGGCGTGTCGTTGAGTGTTGGCCGGGGCGAGAAGCTGCCGGTAAGCAAGGGCGCGGGGCTAACCGCCAAGGGGCGAGCGAAGTACAACGCAGCAACCGGCTCGAACTTGAAGGCACCGGCACCGAACCCGCAAACGAAGGCGGATGAAGGGCGTAAAAAGTCGTTCTGCGCCCGAATGGGAGCGGTCGCAGCCAAGGCGAAAGACGGCGAACGCGCGAAAGCGTCACTTAAACGATGGAAGTGCTGACTATGGCGACGAAACCAGGGTTGTACGAAAATATCCACCGAAAACGCGAGCGCATCAAGGCCGGATCTGGCGAAAAGATGCGCAAACCCGGCTCGCCCGGCGCTCCGACCGCGAAAGATTTCAAGCAGTCTGCGAAAACGGCCAAAAAGGGGAAGTAAGATGCCCGGCAACGTGACAGGATACCCAGAAGGCGTGTATGGCGTGGGTATGCGCGAGCCGTTTGAGTCGGAATTAGACTACTTTAAGAAGAATCCGCACGTTGCAGGCATGGCGGCGGAGGATGACAAGATTATTTTGAACCCGTACAGCACGTTAAAGCCGCAAGAACGTGAGGCGGTCAAGCTAAACGAAGCTGCGCGGGTTCACATGCGACGCGGAATGCTGCCTGCGCCAAGATACGAACTAACGCCCGAGCAAGAAAAAGCGTTTTCGGCGTACGGAACGGGTAATATTGACGATATACGGCAAACTTTGGCCGCACGCATACTGTCTGGCGATCCGTCAGCGTTAAAACCGACACCAGAACAGTTGGAATATGTGAAACAATTGCGCCAGTTTATGGGGGTAAGATAATGCCACTCGTTAAGTCGAAATCCGAAAAGGCGTTCAAGCAAAACATCCGCGCCGAGGTTAAAAGCGGCAAACCCGTGAAACAGGCCGTGGCCATCGCGTACGCTACCAAGCGCGCAGCCGCCAAACCAGCGAAAAAGATGAAGTAAATGGACTATACCGGCATAAATAAGGCAGCAAAAGTCGCGGATGTAGGTGGAAATCCGCCGCCTGACGACATCAAAAAAGACACGCAAGACGTCTTGGCGACCATGCGAAAACGCTTGCAAATGGCATTATCTGCCATGTCGGAAACGCGGGAAGATGAGCTAGACGACCTGCGGTTCTATGCCGGTTCGCCCGACAACCATTGGCAGTGGCCAGCCGACGTGCTGGCAACCCGTGGCGCAGTGCAAGGCCAGACGATCAACGCGCGGCCAACGCTGACCATCAACAAGCTGCCGCAACACGTGCGGCAGGTGACGAATGATCAAAGACAAAACCGTCCAAGCGGCAAAGTTATTCCTGCTGACGACAACGCCGACCCGGAAGTCGCCGAAATCTACAACGGCATGGTCAGGCACATCGAGTACATCTCTGACGCCGACGTCGCCTACGACACCGCCTGCGAAAACCAAGTCGCCTACGGCGAAGGTTACATCCGCATCCTGACGGAATACTGCGACGACGACACGTTCGACCAAGACATCAAGATCGCGCGTGTGCGCAACTCGTTCTCGGTCTACATGGATCCGACCATTCAAGACCCGTGCGGTGCGGATGCCAAGTGGTGCTTCATCACCGAAGACCTGCAGCGTGCCGAGTACGAGCGCCTGTTCCCAGACGCCAGCCCGCTGTCAACCCTGCAAGTGCAAGGTGTGGGCGACCAGTCGATCTCGGTCTGGATCAACCAGGATACCGTGCGGATCGCTGAGTATTACTACATCGAGTACGACAACGCGACACTGAACCTGTACCCCGGCAACATGACGGCGTTTGAAGGTTCGCCCGAGGCCAAGCAAATGAAGCAGATGGGCATCAAGCCTATCCGCACCCGTCCGGTACACGCCAAGCGGGTCAAGTGGTGCAAGACCAACGGCTACGAGATGCTGGAGGAGCGTGACTGGGTTGGCAAGTGGATCCCAGTCGTGCGTGTCATCGGCAACGAGTTCGAGGTCGACGGTAAGATTTACATCTCCGGTCTGGTGCGTAACGCGAAAGACGCGCAGCGCATGTACAACTACTGGACGAGCCAAGAGGCTGAGATGCTGGCTTTGGCACCGAAAGCACCGTTTATCGGCTACGGCGGCCAGTTCGAAGGCTACGAAATGCAGTGGAAGACGGCCAACACGCAGAACTGGCCGTATCTGGAGGTCAACCCGGACGTCACCGACGGGTCAGGCGCTGTGCTGCCGTTGCCCCAACGGGCAGCTCCGCCGCTGCCACAGACGGGTCTGATTCAGGCCAAGATGGGTGCGTCGGATGACATCAAGTCGACCACAGGGCAGTACGACACCAGTCTGGGAGCGACATCGAATGAGCGATCGGGCAAGGCAATTATGGCGCGTGAGCGTCAGTCTGATACTGGCACTTATCATTACGTGGACAATCTGGCGCGGGCTATTCGGCACGTTACCCGTCAAATTGTTGACATAATCCCAAAGATTTACGACACCCAGCGTGTGGCTCGCATCATTGGTGTGGACGGCGACACGCAAATGGTCAAGCTCGATCCGACCCAGCCAATGCCGGTCAAGAAGATCGTTGATCAGAACAACATCGAGATCGACAAGATTTACAACCCCGGCGTCGGTAAGTACGACGTCGTCGTGACCACCGGCCCGTCCTACATGACCAAGCGTCAGGAGGCACTGGACGCGATGGGCATGATTTTGCAAAGCAACCCGCAGCTCTGGCAAGTCGCAGGCGACCTGTTCATCAAGAACATGGACTGGCCAGGCGCGCAGGAGATGGCCGAGCGGTTTGCTCGCGTCATCGATCCGAAGGTGCTGGGCGACGGTTCGGACGACTCACCCGAGATGCAGATGGCCAAGCAGCAGATCGAGGCGATGGGTCAAGAGATGGATCAGCTCCAGCAGATGCTGCAGAACGTCGGCAAGTCGATCGAGGTGCAGGACTTGGAGCGCAAGAACTTCGAAGCCGAGATCAAGGCGTATCAAGCAGAGACACAGCGTCTGTCTGCCGTGTCTGGCGCTATGACGCCGGATCAAGTGCAAGACGTCGTCATGCAAACGCTGCGCGACGTCATGAGCGCAGGCGACTTGGCGATGAGCGAAGGTGGCCTAGAGCTGCCGGGCGAGATGCCGATGCAGGAAATGCCGCCGGAAATGCAACAAATGCCGCCGGAAATGGGTATGATGCCGCCTGAAATGGCAGAAATGCCGCCCGAGGAGCCAAGAGTATGAACTGCGCCAATTTTGTAGGCATTCTGTTTTTAGGCCGGGATGTCGCCCATTCGGTGCATCTAAACACCCGCAGTTACGCCAAACACGTCGCTTTGAACACGTTTTACGACGAGATTGTCGACCTAGCGGACAAGTTTGCCGAAGCCTACCAAGGCCGTCACGGTCTGATTGGCGCTATCTCGCTGCAGTCGACCAAGAAGCCCGGCAACATCGTCGAGTTCTTGCAAGATCAGCTCGAAGAGATCGAAAGCACGCGATACAAGGTGGTCGATAAGTCGGACACCCCGCTGCAAAACATCATCGATGAGATCGTTGGGCTGTATTTGTCAACGCTGTACAAACTAAAGTACCTAGCATGACGATACCCGTATCTCAGACCAAGTTTGGCAAAAACGAACCGTTTGAACTGCAGGTTTCACGCGGTGAAGTTCCCGATCATCGGTCGGTGGTGGTCTTTGGCTACAACCCTGACGTAGACACGACTGAGGTAACGGTATGGCCGCTGCCATCCATTATGTCGTTCCCTGCTGCCGCGCTGCAGATGAAAGTAAGCTCTACCGACGCTAACGATACGGCAGCGGGTACGGGCGCACGCACGATTGTTATTCAAGGCTTACGCGGTGACTACACAGAAGTATCGGAAACGGTCACGTTAAACGGTCAGACCGAGGTTTTAACGACAACCCTTTTTATCCGTGTAAATTACGCGTATGTTGCCACCGCAGGCAGTACTAATTCAGCCGCTGGCGACATTTACATTGGTACCGGCACGGTTACGTCCGGCGTGCCTGCTACGGTCTACAACATCATTAAATATGATTTTAACAACACCGTAACCGGCCACTATACGATCCCCGCAGGATACACAGGCTATTTAGCCCAAGGACTTTTTTCGGCGGGTCAGGTTACCGGTTCTACGCAAGTGCGCGGGCGATTATTGACTGCGGGCACTGACCGTATTCGTCGTACAGCAGCGATAACTACGGTCAATAACGGCGTAGCAGACTATGCGTTTGAGTACCCAGTACGCATACCTGAAAAGACAGACGTTGAAGCCACCGGCGTAGGCAGCGCAAACAACAACGGCGTGTCTTGCATGTTTATTCTTGTTTTAATTAAAAACACAACGGGCTAATTATGGCAAATTACACCTATATCACCGCGTCGGCCAACATCAAGCCAATGGCGGGCAAGTTGAAAGGCATCTTTGTCAGCGCTGCCTCTAGCACCCCGACCATTACGGTTTACGATTCGGCGTCTAACACAACCACCGCCACCATTCTTGGTGTGTTTACCCCGGCGGCTGCGACGTCTTACGTATTGCCGCTAGATGGTGCGTACGCGAAAGACGGAATTTATGTGGCAATTGGTGGTACAGTTGCCGCAACAGTAATTTGGGAGTAAATTTGCATTAACCGTACTGGCACGGCAAGCCAGGGATTCTCAAGGGAATCGACAATGTCTGATGAAGTACAAAATGAACTAGCGGCAGTGCCCGCGCCGGAACCGGAA